AAACTCTTGCCTGCTTCATCGTCGCGCAGAAGCCGGGTCCGACGTTGTTTGTCGGGCAGACTGATGACATGGTGAAGGACTGGACGGAATCGCGATTGCTGCCGATTTTCAAAGAATGCGAACCCGTCCGCGCCTTGTTCCCAGAGGATCGGCACGCACTTCGCAAAACTACGATCTTCTTTCCTCACATGGTTCTTTTCGCGGGTGGGGCGAACATGACGAACCTTCAGGAAAAATCCATGCGCTACTGCATCGGCGATGAAGTCTGGCGATGGAAAGACGGCATGATTAAGGAACTCAAAGCCCGACATCACGACCGCTGGAATCGCAAAACGTTCCTATGCTCGCAGGGCGGCGGCAGCACGGACGAAATGGAACACGAGTGGGACAGCGGCACGCGCGAGGTCTGGGGCTGGACGTGCCCGCATTGCAAGGCGTGGCAGCGGTACACGTTCGACGCGATCAAGTTTGAGCAACCGAAAAACGCAGCGGGTGAAATGCTTTGGGACGCCGTGCAAGATTCGGTGCGCATGGAGTGCGAGCATTGCAAAACGCAATTTGCCGACACCGCCGCAGTGCGGCGCGGGCTATCGACCGGCGCAACCTTTCGCTCACTCAATCCGAACCCCGTCCGAGGACACCGCTCGTTTGAAGTGCCAGCCTACGGCGTCTGGTGGATTCCGTGGTTCTCTATTGTAAAAGAGTTCCTGGAAGCCAGCGAAGCCAAGGGCAACGGCAACTTGGAGCCGCTGAAACAATTTATTCAAAAGCGCAAGGCGCAGACGTGGCAAGAGGAGATTGTTTCAGACCTGCCGGAGATCACCGCCGGCGACTACGCCAAGAGCGACTTCCTCGACGGGCAGAAGATCGACGGCGAGCACCGGCGCTTTCTCCTTGTGGACAAACAGCGCGATCACTTCTGGTATGTCATCCGCGCATTTCGCGCAGATGGATCTTCCAGACTTTTGTCAGAGGGAAAAATCCTCACTTGGGAAACGATCGAATCGCTACAGTTTCAATACAACGTGAATCCGCGAAGCGTGGTGGTTGACGCTGGCTACGACACGCCGCTGGTTTACGAGCGCTGCGCACGCAACGGTTGGACCGCCTCGCACGGATCGGGGCAGGATGGATTCTCGCATATCGACGGGAGCGGGCGGCGCGTGAAAAAGTTTGTTTCGAAGATCGAAACGGCGGTTGCCGGATCGGACAACCTCCGCGCGTTCTACTTTTTTTACTCGAACGAAAAGATCAAAGACAAGCTCGCCGCAATCCGCCAACCGGACGCAATGCCGAAGTGGGAGACTCCGAGGGATGCGTCCACAGATTACCGTGCGCAGATGGTGAGTGAAATGAAAAAGGACATCGTCAACTCCAAGACGAAGCAGGTGGAATCGCGCTGGGTGCGGATCGGCGGGAGGCCGAACCACCTTTTCGACTGCGAGTGTATCGCGCTCGCGTCCGCTATGCTTGCGGGAGTTTTACCGATTAGCGCTGAGAGCTAGTGTTCATGCGGCTCTGCGGGCGGTAAAAATTATTTTCACTTTTTGAAAAATAATTGTTTACAAAAAACCAAATGCGTGAGATAGTCATCTCAGATCGAAGGCACCACGCCGGAGACGAAAACAAAAAACCAAAACGAAAAAATGAAAATCAAAACCACAACCGAAGGAAGCCAGTTTATCAGCCAACGATTTGAAGCCATAAACACCGTTGAGAAATGGATTGCAGCTTTCCCCGCACGTTATTCAAATCTACCCGCCAAGATCGCAAAGGCATTTGCAGCCCGTGATATGCGCAACGCTCAATGAAAAAACCCACCACCCACGGCGGCCCGCGCAAAGGCGCGGGCCGTCCTAAAGGCAAGAAGAACGCCAACGCCAAGGGGCGGACTGTCATTTCAAAATCTGTCTCCATGCCAGCCGACGTCTGGCTGGATTTCGATATTCAACGAGGAACGATGAGCAGAGGGAAGTTTATCGCATGGCTTCTTTGACACCCGCGCCCAAGGATGGCGCAAAATTCCACTTTTTTCGGGCTTCCGCTTGCAACGCTTCAAAGCTTGCAAGAAAAATATATCGCATGCCTTGAGGCAATCGCCGTTGCGGGGGCGAGTTACAGCATCGCAGGGCGCTCGTTTACTCGGGCGAATTTGACCGAGGTCTCAAACATCGTCGGGCAGTTGCAATCTGCTATTGAGTATGCAAGTGGTTCTCGGGTGAAGCGTACCGTATCGGCCTTTTCGACACAGCGACCCTAATATGAAGCAAGACTTTTTTACGCGCGCATTGGCAGTTGTCGCACCGAAGGCGGCAATGGCTCGCATGATTGCGCAAGACCGCCTACGCAATTTTGGGCGGTTCGACGCGGCGCTCGAATCCAGCAAACGCGGGATCTCGCGCAACATTGCCGGAGGCGAGGACACGAGCGGCACAGCCGAGCGTTACAAGCTCATTCGCGCTGCGCGTGACTTGGCCGATAACTTCCCACCGGTTCGCTCGTTGCTACTCAAATTTGCAACCTACGTCTCGGGCCGTCTCTCATACCAATCCCGCACCGGCAACAAAGACATCGACGCGCAGGTTGAGCGATACTGGTCAGACTGGTGCGCCAAGTGCGATTTCCTACGCCGTCACGATTTCACGACCCTGCTTCAGCTCGCTGTCATGGCAATCCTACGCGATGGCGACTGCGGATTTGTTATCGTTCGCGAAGCCGGAGAACTCCGATTGCAGAGCGTGGAGGCCGACCGCATCGGCTCGCCATATAACCGTTTGATCGACTCGGACAAATACATCGGCGGCATCATGCTGGACGAATACGGCAGGCCGGAGAAATATCAAATCTACGTCCGCACGATTAACAACCAATACATCGATTCGACTGACATCGACTCCGCGGAGTTCATCCACCTATTCGACGCCACGCGACTGGACGAATATCGCGGACGCTCCGCATTTGCCACGGCACTGAACGCAGCGCGCGACTTGCAAGAGGCGCTGAAGGCTGAGATCCAAGCGATCAAGTATGCCAGCTATCAGACCGGCGTCATCACCACCGAGAACGGATCGGCGGACGCATCCGACTATTTCGCAACAAGGACACCGAATGACAACGGGCAAACTGAAAAGCTCTCGAACATCGACCCCGGCGCGATCAATTATTTGTCCCCTGGCGAGAAGATGGAAATGTTCCAAAGCGAGCGCCCAGGCGGAGCGTTCGGCGAGTTCATCCGGCTTGTGCAGTCGCACATTTGCATGTCAGTCGGGCTGCCCTACGGCTTTGCGTTTGACGCAGACAAGAGCGGGCCGATGGCACGCATGGAGGCAGCGATGGCAGAGCGCACTTTTGCGCGGTGGCGTGGGCTGCTCGAATCGCAGTTCCTCAACCGCATCAAGAACATCGTCCTTCTCGACGCCGCCGCGCGCGGGGAGATTGACGACTCGGAGTTTTTGCTTGACGGCCGCTGGTGCTGGCCCGCAAAGGTCAGTATCGATTACGGACGCGAAGCGACTGCCGACATCGCGCTTTGGAAAGCGGGACTCAAGACGGCCGGTCAGATTTACTCGGACGCTGGCGAGGACTACGAAGAAGCACTTCGCGCAAGGGCGAAAGAAGCCAGCATGATTAAGGAACTGGGGCAGGAATTTGAAATCCAAGCCAGCCGGATTTCCGATTCGGTGCCTGAGTCGGCAATCGACATTACGACTGAGATTGGCGAGGTTGCTCCGCTCATCGAAACCATCGGCATCGGCGGGACGGATGCGCTCTCGGGAATCCTTGCATCACTGGGACGCGGCGAACTTTCGCCCGAACAGGTTGGCATCATTCTTCGCACCGTTTTCGGAATGGACGAAGCGAGCGCAAGCCAAATCACGAACGCAGAGCCAGCCCCGACACCCGCACCGCAACAAGCCGCAGCATCGCAATTCGAGGACGGCAAAAACAAGCCGACCGGCGGCATGATCGCCGAAGCCAAGAAGGGGTTGGAGTGGCGTGCAAAATACAATCGCGGCGGGACGAATGTCGGAGTCGCCCGCGCTCGCGACATCAGCAACGGCGAAAATCTTTCCGACGAAACTGTGAAGCGCATGCACTCATATTTTTCGCGACACGAAGTTGATAAAAAGGGGCAGGGTTTTCAACCAGGCGAAGAGGGATTCCCTTCCGCAGGCCGCATTGCATGGGCATTGTGGGGCGGTGACGCAGGCCAGACATGGGCGGCGGCGAAGGTCGAGCAAATCAATCGCAATCGAAAACTCAGACGCAAAACAAAATCCGTCGCAGACATGAAGCGCGACCCGCACGGGCGAGTCGTGGGCTTTGAAATGAAAACCGAACTTGTCATGCCAACCCCGACAAATGACGAAGAGGAAGAGGATTTCATTGACCGCTGCATGGTCGATGACACGATGAAATCTGAATATCCAGACCAAAATCAACGCATCGCTGTTTGCAAAACTCAATGGAAAAATAAATGATCGCACAAGGAATATCTCTGGAAGCTAAGAAGCAATTTTTGATTGGTATGCACCAGCCTGCCGATACTTACAAAATTGCGCTCTATACGAAGCGCGCAAACATCGGCCCATCTACTGCCAACTATACGCCAGAAGGCGAAGTGGTGGGCCAAGGTTACTCGCAAGGTGGATTTGTTTTAGGCGGTTTTCGCGCTGGCATGGCGGGAGTAAATGCCTTTGTCACTTTCGATGATCTCAAAATAGACCGCGCCACATTCATTGCGCACGGCGCGATGATTTACAATGCCAGTAAAAACAACGCCGTTCTCTGCACGCTAAACTTCGGAGCCGAACGACCTGTGTTCGACGGCGCGTTTGAACTTTCCTTTCCCAATCCAACCGAAAAATCAGCCCTGATTTTACTCGCATAAATTATGAACGCCACAAATCCCATCACCATCGACGGCCAAACATTTGACCGATACTCGCTCAACCTCGCCATCACCGGCAGTTATAAAGCATCCGGCTCGCAAGATGTCAGTATCGCCATGCGCTTGATTCCCACGCGCATCGTCCCTGCCACCGACGAAGTTCCCGCATCGGTCGAAGTCGCCGACTCCGCAGCCATCGGCCTGCTTCGCGGCCACCTCTCCGAAGTCGCCGACCCCGCCGAGCAAGCCGCCGTCGCTGCGATCCAGACTGCTCTCCAAAACCTTTTGATCTCGAAAGGACTCTAAGCCATGGCCCTCATCACCTCCGCAGCCAGCGGCAATTTCAACGCAGGCGCGACATGGACGGGGGGCATTGTGCCCGGCGTCGGAGACGAAGCCCGCGCAGCAACAGGGCACACCGT